ACCCGGCCCCTGGCGCACCACCCGCACGCCCTATCTCCGAGATGTGATGGATGCGCTTTCCGCGGTGCATCCGGCGCGGCGGATTGTGTTCATGAAGGGCGCTCAGGTGGGCGCGACCGAGGCAGGCAATAATTGGCTCGGCTATGTTCTGCATCACGTCCCGGCACCGGTGCTGGCGGTGCAGCCCACTGTGGAACTAGCCAAGCGCTTTTCTCGACAGCGCATTGATCCATTGCTGGAAGAAACACCGGCGCTGCGGGAACGCGTGGCGCCAGCTCGGGCTCGCGATAGCGGCAACACGATGCTGTCCAAGGAATTCCCGGGCGGCATTTTGGTGCTGACGGGCGCAAATAGTGCGGTCGGGCTGCGTTCCATGCCGGCCAGGTTTCTGTTTCTGGATGAGGTGGATGCCTATCCCGGCGACATCGAAGGCGAAGGCGACCCTATTGCCCTGGCCGAGGCCCGGGCACGGACTTTCGGCTGGCGAAGGAAGGCCTTTCTGGTTTCAACACCAACCATTGCCGGGCGCAGCCGGATTGAACGGGAATATGCTGCCTCAGACCAGCGGCGCTTTTTCCTGCCCTGTCCGCATTGCGGCGCAATGCAATGGCTGAAATTCGAGCGCCTGATCTGGGAGAAGGGCGACCCGCGCAGCGTGCGCTATCATTGCGAGGACTGCGACGCGCCGATTGAGGAACATCACAAGACCGCCATGCTCGCTGCCGGCGAATGGCGCCCGACAGCATCGGCAGAAAACCCGCACATCATCGGCTTTCACATCTCGGCGCTGTATTCCCCCGTCGGCTGGTTGTCCTGGGAGCAGATCGCGCGCGATTGGGAAGCCGCGCAGGGCAAGGCCGAGGATCTGAAAACCTTCCGCAACACCGTGCTGGGCGAGACCTGGCAGGATCGTGGTGAGGCACCGGATTGGGAACGCCTTGTGGAACGCCGCGAGGATTTCCGGCTTGGTGTTGTGCCGCAGGACGCGCTGGTGCTGACGGCTGGTGTGGATGTGCAGGATGATCGGCTGGAATGCGATATCTGGGCCTGGGCGGAGGGCTATTCCTCCTGGCTTGTCGATCACATCGTTATTGCGGGCAGCCCGCGCGAGCGTGCGCCCTGGGATGCGCTGGCGGAGTTGCTGGCGCGCGATTGGCCACGGGCGAATGGCGGCGCGATCCGCATTGCCAAGGCCTGCATTGATACCGGCGGGCGCGACACGGCGGCTGTTTATGGCCATCTGCGGCGCCTGCGCGACCCGCGCATTGCGCCGACCAAGGGGGTTGATGGTTGGAATAGGGCTCAGCCGGTGCAGGGGCCGACGCCGGTGGATGCGCTGGTGGATGGACGGAAATTGCGGCGCGGTTTGAAGCTTTGGACGGTGTCGGTTTCGACCTGGAAGGTTGATCTCTATCGCCGGCTTTGGCTCGGGCGTGGCGAGGCGGAGGAATTCCCGCCTGGCTGGGTGCATCTGCCGCAGGGGATCGAGGTTGAATGGGTCAAGCAGTTGGTGGCGGAGCAGCTGCACCAGGTGAAGGATCGGCGCGGCTTTGTGCGCCAGGAATGGGCGAAGCTGCGCGATCGGAATGAGGCGCTGGATTGCGCGGTGCTGGCGCGTGCGGCGTTATGGTTGCTGGGTGCGGATCGGTATGGCGAGCGTTTCTGGCAGAGGCTGCGCGAGGATATCGCAAATGCGCCGGTGGAAAGCCAGGTAGCGGAGACTGCGACGCCGATTGCCGCGCCAAACCCTGAACCAGCGCCAATGATGCGCCGACCCGGCTGGTTGGCGCCGCGTGGCGGTTGGCTGCGGTGATCACTTTCGGGAGGAAATCATGAGTAACGGGGAACTCCACGCGCGCGAGCGCGAGGATCTTGCGCTGCATGTCGAGCGCTGCGCCGAGCGCTACACGGCGGTGCGCGCGGAAATCTGTGGTCTGCGCAAGCAGACGCGCCGGATTGAGGCAGCGATCTGGGGCATCGTAGCAGTGCTGGTGGCGCTTGGTGCGGGCGGGGCGCAGATCCTGCCGATCCTGCGCGCACTGGCGCGCGGCGCGGGCGGGTGATTTCTTTCTCATATCTCGAGCGCTCCAGGGGGATTTATCAGACGCGCGGCGAAGGGAGCATTCGAATGAGTATCTCGTACATCAACGTCTAAGCTGACAGACAGTCTCTAATTGGAGGTGTCCCATAGTTCCTGGCGCGACAAAGCGCCAATTACTAGGGTAGTCGTCAACTCGAGTAGTCCTCCCATCAGCATTGAAGCCACTATGCCATGAGTTTTGATGTGTCATGACTCTTCGATTTTCACAATCAAAAGACCTAAGCGAACGAACGCTTAATGCAGTTTTGCCAACTGAAGAGTTCGGATCCCAATTCACAATCTCCCAAATCTGTACTGTGTTTCTTGTTCGACGGTCTGGGCGCTTTTGGAGCCAGATGAACGCATCCCCAGTCGAGCCAACCAACATCCAATCTGGGCCAGGGTTTTGAAGATGTGCTGGTGGGACCGGCTTACGCGGTAAGGATTCAGATGGCCCCGAAGCTGGATTGCATGCTAAAATAGCCGGTAAAAAAAGAAGAAAAACAAAATACTTCATGTTGCATTTCCTCTCCATATCGCCACGACCGAACGCTCGCTATATTTTTCTGTGCGGTTATGAAATGGCCTTACAAAAGGCGGCGTCTCGCTTCAAGTAGGGATTGAGGGATAATTTCTAAGAATAACCATGCCCTAGCGTCAAATCAAAAATGCATCTCTTGTGCCGAAAAATGACGGAAGGCCAGCGATCGCCGGAGATAACTCATGGACCCCGCCACACTCGCCTGGGCGTTGGCACAACCAGCCGGCAGCCGCGCGGCCGTGCTGGCTGCCGCCTATACCGGCGGCGTCACGCGCGTCACCTTCGAAGGCCGCACGGTTGAATATCGCAGCCTGGATGAATTGGCCCGCGCCATTGCTGCGCTTTACGGCGCGGAGAACGCCGCCGCGCGGCGGCCGGGCATGACGCTCGCCAGCTTTTCCCGTTCCGGATGAAGGGGCGGAACTCCCGGTCCGACCATGCAGAGGCGTCCCCTATATATAGGGGGATTGTTTTCATCCTCCTCTCGAAAGGAGGCACCGCCGCATGCTCGAAATTCTCGTTCTGCTCTGTCTGGCCTATCTCGGGTTTGGCGTCTTTCTCACCGTGAGCCCAATCATTCGGGATAGCGTTTCCCTAAAACTTCACCCTGAAAAAATAGACGACAAGCGCGTCCTGCTGCTCAGGCGGGTAGTTTCTCACCTGGCAATCGCCCTGGCATGGCCCAAGCTGCTGCCGCGCACGGTGGGACCCGTGCAAATGAAACTATTCCCCAAATTGGTGTTCAAAAGCGGTTTACCGATCTCCATCCGTGCAACATTCAAGAGTTACCGGGATCCCGAAACAAAGGCGCGTATCATCCTTTCCTTGGTTACGGAAAAACTGAGGCCTTTACACCCTCCGGTTAAGCGCAAGAGGCGCAGCTTCCTTGACGAGGACGAGCCCGACCCTTCGCCGTGATCCGAAGGGCCCCGCCAGTAGTCGCGCCACCTGCCACGGCCCCATCCCGCTGCTTGATACCATCTCCGGAGCCCCCACCGCATGAAACACCGCCTGCGCGCCGCCTGGAGGGCCTTTCGGGGCTACGCGGCAGCGCAGGATAGTCGTGCCTCAAGCTGGGCGGCCTCGGGCGGCAGCGCGACGGCCGAGATCGGCATGGCCGCACCAGGCATCGCCCGCCGCGCGCGTGACGCCGTGCGCAATGACCCTTATGCCGCGCGCATCGTTGATCTCTGGACCGGCAACGCGGTGGGTGCCGGCATCACCACACGCTGGCCCGACGAACGCCACGCCGATGCCTGGCGCCGCTGGGCTGACAGCACCGCCTGCGATGCGGAGGGCAAGCTCGATCTCTATGGCCTGCAAGCGCTCGCCATGCGGGCGGTGGTGGAAAGCGGCGAATGCTTCATCCGGTTGGTCACCACGCGCCCATCGGCGCGAAACCCGATCGGCCTCAGCCTGCAAGTGCTGGAAAGCGATCATCTGGATACGTCGCGCCACGGCATGGTGAATGGCGCACCGACCATTCAGGGCATTGCACTCGGCACGGCGGGCGAGCCCATTGGCTATTGGCTGCATCGCAGCCATCCCGGCGCGGCCTGGATGCTGCCCGGTGCAGCCTGGCAAAACAGCGACTTCATCCCGGCCCGCGATGTGCTGCATCTCTTTCGCAAGCGCCGCCCTGGGCAATTGCGCGATGTATCCTGGCTTGCACCCGTGCTCCTGCGCTTGCGCGACCTCGGCGATTACGAGGCCGCGCTGCTGATGAAGGCCAAGATCGAAGCCTGCCTCGCCGCCGTGGTGACTGAGGAGGGCGAGGATACGCTCACCGGTCCCGCCGCCAACCTGCTGCGCGATGCGCAAGGCCGCGCGGTGGAGAGCTTCGAGCCGGGGATGATCCTCTATCGGCGCGGCATGGGCAGTGTGGAGGTGGTGAACCCATCGGGCGGTGGATCGCATACCGCTTTTGCCCGCCGTGCCTTGGAAGCCGCCGCCGTTGGTACGGGCCTCACCTATGACCAGGTTTCCGGCGATCTGACGCAGGCGAATTACTCGAGCCTCCGCGCTGGCAAGATCGAATTCCGCCGCCTCTGCGAACAGGTGCAATACGGCATGCTGATCCCGATGCTGGTACGGCCCATT